AGCAATTTTACACACATTTGTAGTAATTTACAAATATATATTAAAAAATATATGATAAACTACATACCCATGTACGAACTAAAAAACTACCTACTAAGCATGCAGTCGCACTGGATGATAAACCAACACACTTATAATGCAGTGCAAGACACCTTGCCGATCATTGCTAAGTTTAAATCCGGTGAAGGTTTGACAGATATGCCAAAGACTCCTGTGCATGATGTGATTAAAAAAATTCACCCAGACATCTATAGAGTGCCTTTATTTCGCAGACAGTTTTGTAAACTCCTGGTTAAAGAGATAGAGCAGATGAAAAAAGAGATTGCCTTTGAAGGTAATGATGATGAGGATAAGTTAAGACAGATACCAGAGATAGTATTGAGAGAACAAGTACCAGAGCTATATCGTAATATGTGGTTTGTAGTACAAACTGTTTTAAATCCTATGTTTAATGCAATATGGCAAAGAGACTGTAAAGATCCCACTACCATACAAATAGCCAACTACAACCTTAGAGAAAAGAAACAGGGTGCCTGGCACCACGATGAGAGCTCTGATATTTCTGTGGTCGTGCCGTTGAATACGGGTGACTACGAAGGAGGTGGGACCGCCTTTCATAACTATGGTGAGATTGCACCGCTGCCCACAGGCCACGCATTAATGTTCCCAAGCTTCACTAACATGCACAAAGGATTGCCAGTAGGATCCGGCGATAGATACCTTTTAGTATTCTGGCTCAGTGATAAGAAAAGAACAGTAGATCTGTACGAATCCCTTACCTAAAAACTCCTTAAAATAATATGTATATATTTGTGCAAACACTTGCACATTTATACATTTATGCTTATAATAGATACGTGAGAATGATTAACAAAAAGGAGAAAAAAATGGGACTAATACTAGTAAAAGAAATGCCAAAGGCAAAGAAAGAATACACACGAGATGAACTATGTGTTGGGTTTGATAGGTTTAATAAGCTAAGCAAAAAGTTACACAAACTACATAACCTAGGGAAAAAATCTGAGCCATTGCATTGGAAGGACGAACAAGAAGCAATCATAATGAAGAAAGACTTTGACTTAATACAACAAGCAGTTGGCTACTTTACAGGTAGTGAATTAGAGATTGAAGAAGTTATTGGAACACACAGGCTACATGTTTATAGTGCAGGTTATTGGATAAATATAGGAAGCTAATACAAATCATGTAACTCTATAGTCTGAACTCCATTCAGATTATAGGGTTTATATTCGTCTTTTTCTTTACACTCCAACAACAATTCTAAAGCCTGTTCATTCTTAGACCTAGCGTACTCTAAAGCTTCTTGAGATAAGCTATACACAGCATGTGCAAAAGGATGCACCTTCTCTTGTGCTAGGAAGTTAAAGGTTCCTGCTGGCAGTCCTACGGCATTACAAGCGTCTACATAAAGAGCTGCTTGCATGTGATAGTTGAAGCTATTGATCGCTTGTTTAAATCCTCTGGGCGAAGCGTCACGCGCTGTCTTAAGATCCCAGACATCTTTATTGTTATACCAATCCAACCTACATTTGAAAGGATGGCCATGGTGCATAAACATAATGACGCACTCAACCTTATGATCCTTTTTAGGTATAAATTCTTTAACAACTTCTCTGCGTTCCATACACAGATCATATAAATCCTGGCTGATTGGTGTGCGACCTTCAACAGTAGTTAAGAAGTCTTCGTATTCAGCTTTACCAACTTTGGTTCTTCTGTCGATATTAGGTTGGATAATAAACTCTTCATTGAACTTATGATGTTCCAGAAATACAGTGTGTTGCACTCTGCCTTCTAGTAATGCTGGTGAAGGTGCAAAGCCTTTGCTGTACTTCCAGTTGTAAGCACACTTTAGCGCAGCTGTAAGATCGTGAGATCTAAACGCTGGGATCTCTGCATATACTTCATAAGGTATGTTCTCATATACTCCGGGCTTAAAATCCATTGCTATGCTCCTCTGTTTCCTGCATCTCTAATACCAATCTATTGGTATACCATTGTGCTTTGAGCATGTCTTCCAGGCCCTTCTTCATTTCATAACGCCATACATATTTAATGATGTTGCCTTTAAGATATCCGTGGAAAGCATCTGGCTTCATAGATGATTTGATGGCCGATATACATTCTATATCGCCGCTTTTGTAATGGTTAGGGTTTACTGGATCGTTCATTTTATTCTGACTCCTAATCGTGGTTTTTTTCTTTTCTTGGTAAATAGACTTCTACAAATGCTTCACATTTTGGGCATGATAGGTTTGTAACCATACCAAATTCTGTGTCTTCATCATCCATTTCATGGTCGCCACCCCAAATAAGATTTTCTTTACAGTGCCAACAATTCATTTGATCTCCATATAAAAGGTGCGGGTAGTTTTCTTGAGGTGTGAGAGTCGGAGAAAATACTACCCGCGGGGGTGTGGCTTAAAAAGGGATCTTATCCTCAAAATCAGAGGAATTATCCTTTTCAGCCTCAGAAACTAATTCTGATAGGTTTTGCAAGTCTTCACTTGGCTCTTGTTTGAATCCTGCTGCTTCGCCTTTTCTTTTGGCTGCTTGCAATTCAAAACTGGCTTCAATATCTGTTTGCATCCACATAGGTAGATCAGTAAAGATATCGCACATTTTTTTACTTTCGTCACTCATCTGGCCAGTCCATTCTTGACAGTAGACATCTAGGTCAAAGCCGGATGTTGCATTTACTGTAGGAACTTTTTGAACTCCACCGTCTGGTTTGTAAAGACCAACAATTTTTGGATTGCCACCTTTAGTAAGACCAACTTCTACGTTTGCTGTGCAACCAAGTAGTTTATCTATATTAAAGCCAGCTAATTCTTCTTCACTAAACTGTCTTCCTCTCCAGGACACAAGATCTTTTCTTAATGCCGCTGACTCAAACAGTGATGCTGTATATATTTTAGATACAACAAATGGTTTTCCGTCATTCATTTTAGTAGGGTTGCCTTCATGTTCTGGCAACTCTTGTCCATCTATGTCTAAAGACTTATTTACTTCAAAAGTAATATGTACTCTTTTCTTTTTAGATGTCACGCCTTCATATTCTTGTTCTGTAGTTCCCATATCGATGATACGATAGCAAGTCCCGGAATAGAGTCCCGGTGATAGTTTCTCGAAGTCACCTTCTGTTTTAATTGTTAAGCTCATAAATTCACTCCTCTTTGTGATTGCTAATTATAATAATATTGTGTAACATTGTACATACTTTTACAAAGAGTGCAATATTTTAATTAAGAGAGGAATTGATGTCCCTAAAAATAACCAGACCTACAACTAAGAATTTTGACAAACCATTTACTACAGATTACCTCTACGAATTTGAGCGTTTTTTGAATGAAAATGGTTTGGAACCCGAACCCAAGAAGGGTTTGGTCGCCGATGGCTCTATAGGTCGAGCTTACATCAATGTCGGTGGCCAAAGAAAGTTGGTAGGTTGGTATCAGCTGTGGATAGATCAATCAGTCCCATTCGGACGGTTGGGTGACTATCGAATCGCAGCAGACCAGCCTACTGCTATCTGGAAGCCGGAAAACCAACAAAGAATGAAGATTACTAAAGAGCAGAAGGAAGAGATTAAAGAATTACAACGCCAGGCAGAAGTTAAACAGGCAGAGAAGCAATCGAAAGCAGCTAAACGAGCACAATCTGAGTGGGACAAGGCGATACCATGTGAGAAGCACGATTACCTTATAAAGAAGAATGTTTTGTCATACGGGCTTAGAGTTAACGCTTCTGGGCAATTGGTTATCCCTTTATATGACAAACAAATGAGTATTGTGGGTCTACAGTTTATAAATGCAGACGGCAAGAAGATCTTTTTACCGGGATCTAAGAAAAGCGGAAGCTTCTTTATATTAGGTAAGGAAATACTTAAAACCGCTAATATAATTAACTATGCAGAAGGATATGCAACAGCTGCATCTATATTCGCTGACTTTTCACAGCCAGTCATAGTGGCATTTGATGCCTATAACTTATCGCCTGTTGCAGAGGTGATGTTCGAGTTTTTTGCAGATCGTAAGCATGTATTTATAGCTGATAATGATGATAGTAAAACAGGTGAGAAGGAAGCTGCCAAAGCATGCCAGATCATACTTAAACAAAATGGTTTAGCTGAGGTTCTTATGCCTCAGAGCAAGGGCGACTATAATGACCACAAGAATGATGATGCAGAAGCACTTGACGGCGAACTAATCCCGGCACTTAACAAACTTGACTTAGCTGTGGAACACGAATTTCAGCGCAGTGCAAGCGGACGCTTTTTAAACACTAAGGATAATATATCCGGTGTGTTGCAAACACATGGTGTGGATGTGCGCTACAACGTCATCAAGAAACGCATGGAAATTGACATACCTAACACCAAATTCATCGCTGATATGAAGGATGAGGCATCGCTTATAGAGATCGAAGATCGCTGTATCAATATGGGAATCCCACATACAAAGGTCCGGGATTATCTTAAGATATTGGCACGTGAGTATAATCCTGTTAAGGAATGGATCGATTCAGTACCTTGGGACGGGCATACAAGGATGCAGAGATTCTTAAATAGCCTGGTGACACACGATAGTAACCAATTAAAAGAAATGTTAATGCGCAAGTGGCTTATCTCATGCTTGGCCGCTGCTTACGAAGAGAATGGCGTTGAGCTAGAGGGTATATTAGTCCTACAGGGCGCACAGGGATTAGGTAAGACCTTATGGTTCAAACGCTTATGCGACTATGACAGGGGTTGGCTATTAGAGGGAGCAACGCTGAATCCTAGTGATAAAGACTCGGTAAAGCGAGCTGTATCTCATTGGATAGTCGAGCTAGGAGAGATAGAGAGCACGTTTAAGAAGTCAGACATAGACCAACTCAAGGCGTTCGTCACGGCTAAGACAGATGAGCTTAGATTGCCGTATGACAGAGCATTTACTACTTACCAAAGACGTACGGCTTTCTACGCCAGTGTTAACGCTCGTGAATTTTTGACGGACACGTCTGGTAATCGTAGATTCTGGGTTCTGGCTGTCAAAGACATTGATGTTAATCATGGCGTGGACATGCAACAGCTCTGGGCTGAGGTCAAGGAGACAATGTATATTAAAGGCCAGAAGAATTGGTTTCTATCACCAGATGAGCGCGAGATGCTCAACGAGAGTAATGAAATTTATAGGACGCAGTCGAGTGTTGAAGATCTATTGCTGGAACATGTGGACTTTGAGTCTGAGTTCCCTAAAGCAGTGCAGATGACTAAACTACTACGCGACCTGGGGATCAAAGCACCGAGGATGCCGGACTTCAAAGAAGCGGCTCGTGTCTTACACGATAGAGGCATAGAACCACGAAGATCCAATGGTCGGAAGGTCTATGACCTTACATACACTGCTGTCGATAGCGATAACTACACGGACTTCAGCACTAAGTTCGGAGACAACTAATGGTTGAGTTTATAGAAGTCATAGCGACAATAGTATTTAGCACTATAGCTGCATCCATAGTAATATTCATGTTGATACTAATTATTATGGATAAGGATTGATATGAGCCAGTGGAGAGGTGGTAAAGGATCGCGACAGCGTCCTATGTCGGTAGACAAGGATGAGTTCAATAGACGCTTTGATGAGATCTTCACAGGCCGCAAGGCAGAGCGCGCGATTAAAAATACAGAGGCCAAAGACAAGGATAATGATGACACTGCAAAGTGATAGTAGCGAAGCTGCACACTGGTATGGAGATGTGTCCGGGCTGGGCATGTATGCAAAGATGTGCAGAGATGTGCGCAGATTGGGGATAAAAGGGTGGGGTAGAGTGCATAGTAATGGCTATGGCACCCTGTCGATATTTGGCTTACCTATGGGGTATTCTCTTATAGGTAGTGTTAGGTATATATAATAATAATAATATATATATAGATGGTTATACAGCACAACAATGACACCAGCACAGAGAACACTACAGGAAGTGTTTGGAAGCTGTACACTGCACTTGACACACTGAAGGTAAAATTATGAGCGAATTAAGATCCATAGACATTGGAACAAGCAGCGATAAGTATCACATTAAAGTCGTGGTTCTCAAGGTAAAGAATTACTCTGGAGTCGTGCGCAAATTGAAAGACAAGAATGTAGTGGCAATAGTTAAATTAGACGAGGGCAGTTTTATGGCCTTCATAGAGGAATAATATGGCAGATAGAGGAAGACC